TATATTCTATTTTTATTCAGAATATTTATGAGGTTGCATGCCAACTCGTCCATTCAGCGCGAGTAAACGGTGCTTGCCTCTGGGGTCCACCGTCATCTCTAATTGGGGGGCCAACCTTTGGGTTTACTAATGGAGAGTACGACATAAACCCTCCCTTGTGTGTCCATGGTGCTTGCCCCCGGCAAGTCATATACGATAACTCGTCACCATTCTTTGGATCAAACTGTATTCCGTTATGCCACTCCCAGTGATAGTTAGCGTCCTGCTGCGCCAGTCCACCGTCAGCGGGCCTAAAGCTATGTTCGTAAGCCAAGTAGTTATATCTTTCCTCTCCGGCTAACCACCAAGAAGGAAGGTGTCCGCCGCCGTAATTAACTCCCCTTAGTGGGTCGTTTGGATTTACTCCAGACCAAGGACCCTTAAATCCATCATTGATACTAAATTGGTGAATGATGCCGACATCTTCAAATGATATATAAAATCTCCTTTTAAGAGCGTTGTATTGGAACAGGTCAATCCCGTTCGCTGCCCAGCCCCCGTGGGTATTATAGAAGTTCGCCTTAAATGTGTCGCGACCTTTGTAGTTGAAATCTACGAGGTTTAGCCTGTGGTTCACTTCGGAAGTCCCGCTTAATCCCCTAGAAATAGTCTGACCGTACCATCTCGCGGTTGTTGTTCCGCCCACGGTCATCGTGTTATCAGCTAGCCTGCGTTTGTACATCCTCATATCCGTTATGTGTTGATATGAGCTACCCCTAGAAGTGTGAACACTATAAATATCACCAGTAATTAACGGGTCGTCATCTTCGTCAATACTCTGATCCTGAAATTCGAACATGCAGTAATTTGAGCCAGTCACATCATGCTGAGTGCCCGGGTAGTGCAAGTCCGGCGGCGTGTTAGTCATCGGGTTCGCTACAAATATTATATGACTTTCAACATCGCCACCGTGATTACTGGATGTATTTCCTGCCGCTTCGGTTAGCCGCTTGAAAGTGCCGAGTCTTTCTGGCGTGCCCCAGTCGCTAGAGTCAGTGTCCCCCAAATAAAGTTGGTATGTTTCTTGGTCATAGTAATGACTAGCTAATTGGTACGTTCTCTTCTTCGAGAAAGCATAACCTCTTACGTCCACCCAAATTAGATTACTCAAACGATTTCTGCGGGCTAAATTTTCGTTATACCTCCAGTGTGCGTCAGTGTGGTCGTCGTGCAAGCCAGTTACTAAGTTGTTGTTTAAATTCAAATGCCAGAAGTTATTACGATACTGCACGGCCTCATGATGATGAGTTTTTGAAAGATAGATGTTGTCGTTGCATGCGAAACAATAATTAGGTTGAGCGATAGACCATACCGTGGCCGGGAAAACGCCCGTTGTGTGCTTGTGGGCTCTGAATGAATTCAATGAAGCCAAATTGCTTCTTGTGTATACTCCAGTATTGGAAGCCACATCATCAGACCCCAATAGTTCGCCACTGAGCGCGTTTAGCTTATCGTTCAAGAATTTGCCCGTGACATGGAATGTGCCACTGAATCCAGTTACGTAATTACCGAGCCGTACGGCAACTAACTCGATATTATCACAACACCCAGCGTCCAATGCGGCTTGCAAATGACCAGACCCGACAATCCAAGATCCAGAAAGTATTCCAATCCTGTCGGTGTTCATCCTGATGCCGGTTGATTCTATAGCATACGCTTTTGTGTTCGTCGCCCCCGAAGTGATAAATATTTGCTGAGCTAAATCTTCGACTTTACTATCAAGCTTGTTGTTGTCGCTAAGCACTTTTCCGGACAGCGCTACAGAATCATATCCTCCCCCGGGAGCCAGAACAGTAGGTACCGCTGTAAATTTGGCGCTGTGCCCGTCAGCGTTAGTGCCGACAAAGTTCCACTGGCCAGCACCGGTTACGCCAGAGTCTATTCTTACGGGGTGTTGTAACCATGTTCTCGTTCTGGATACTAGGCCAAATCCACTAATTGTATTATTATCCCCAGAGATATGAAGCGATCCGCCTAAGGAGAGATTACCAGTTGGGTCCAGCCTTACTCTTTCGGGGGAGACCATGGCAATTTGTTCTGTGGTCACCTTGAATATACTGCCGTCACCTTTATGTACCCCATCTTGATCTAAGGAGCCAGATACCCAAAAATTTCCACTTACTAGTCTAAATTTTCCATAAAGATTACCGTCTTTATCTTCGTTCCTGTTAGCGTAATTGGTAGAGCCGTCTACAGTGTTTACGTCATAAAAGTTGGTGTCTATGGCGTTGGCGAGGACATCTAGGTCGATGCGCTTCGTCATATTGTTTTCCACGGCCACGAATTGCGTGCCCGTGGTTATGGTGTGCAATTTCTGAAGCTGAGTAATTTTCCTATTAGCCATCTAACTTCCTTTTTCCAAACATCTTTACACTTAAAATGGCGGAATCTTATAGAACAAAATGATTCCATCCCCACTTTCGGAGGTGATATCATGAGTACCGCTTTGGTTTGTGAGCATCCCACCTACCGGGTTGATTTGAGAATCCATAACAACCCCGCTAAAATAAACTCCCTTGCCGTGGGGGGCGTCTTCTGGGTTTATCTCACATGAATAGTTCAGGCTTGCCGTAAATGGCTGACTTATACTTTCCTCCCAACTGATACTCTGAAATTTCGCGCCCTTAAGGTCATACCTAATGGCTGTTGCCTCTTCTGGTAAAACGGGGAGATTGGTGCATACCTTGCGGGAATCCTTAAGCCTAATTGTTATGTCGTAAGTATGGTCTTTATTTAGTAGGGCTATAAGAGAACCCGTTTCCATTTCTCCAACTATAGTTTCAAGACCCAACGTGGCAAAGGTCGGAAAATTAATTGGCCTATCAATTAACCCCTTGAAACCAAGCGACCTCAATGGCTCTCTTTCAAAATCCATTCTTAAATTATAACCCTGCAGCTTCATGTCGCTAAACTTCAAGCCTACATCCTTAATGTCGTCCGTAGATGGCCCGTAGCCTGTGGAGAGAATTTCTACGCTAACGTCTCCCGGTGTTAATACGTTAGGCATATTTTCTCCACTCATTTTTGGAAGCAAGAAGGCTGCATCGTTTTTTGGTTCTCTTGTCTTTGGGTCTAAGCATGGAACCATCCCGGAGCCTGCTGTTTGGTATTGTACGTTTTCTGCGGTATAGGAAACATTCACTGTTGGTATGTTACCTATTTGTGCGGCGGCGGTATAGGAAGTTATAAAGCAGTCTGTAAAAACAAAAGTATTAACATCTTGCGATGGAGTACCCGTGGGCGACGAATCCTTAGCGTCTCTACCTTCAGGCATAACATTTAAAAATAAATTTCTTTGGTCTTGGTATTTTCTTGGGTACTCTAAGTCCTCGTTGATTGTAGCTGCCTTTGCGTGATGATTTCTAACTTGATTAGAAAAACCCTCAAGTACATTAACACTAAAGTTGTCAGTATAAAACGGCTGGCCTGAAAAAGGATCGTAAAATTTAGGAAAATTAGTCTTGAACCCCAGCCTCGCCTCGTTCCTCATATTCGAAGCCATCCAAGTAAAGCTTAGGTTGATTGATGGGGGCTCTATGGCTGGCTGATCAACTAGGGATTGTCTTCCTAGTTTCTGCACATTGGTTCTTGACGCCTCAAATTCAAAAGAAAAAGTATTAACTCGATTTAATTGTTGTACTAGATTGCACATCTCCGGACCTTCGGCGGCCATTTCGGCGATGTCATTTGAATAGGCGCCATAGATGTCCATGAAGTGCAGGCCCGTTGATGGAGCCGGCCCAGTATAAAGCGCCTGCGTTTGATACGTGACTCTGCTTCTTGACATTTATTTTCACGGTTACCCTACTCTGCTTGCATACAAGATGCTAGCCAAGTAAGTGTCGAGTTGATGCTCGCAAGCTACGTCTTGGACCTTCGCTACCCTGTCTCTATTTTTATCTGTTGGGTTTTTGCAATATGTAGAAATTTTCTTTTTCCAATTTTCTGGTTCTTCGTTAGCGATTAGTACGCAAGATATATCTTGAGCAATTCCTTTTTGTTGCTTGCTTAAACGTTTTTTGTTATGTATCTTTCTTAACTCTTTCTCTATTTCTGGTACTAAGTCTTGAGCCTTAATCATATTTTCTTGTACCTTACTCAAGCTAAACTGTTGGCTAGCCTTAAGCGGAGAGATCTTCTTCGTTTCCTGAGGCGTTGATATCCCCGGTGGCCTACCGGTAGGCTTTGGTAAATCCTTCTGCGGTTGTTGACCCTGTTGTGGCGGGGTACTTGGTTTGGCGGGCGTTCCAGCTGGAGGGGCACCCGGGGCTCCCTCATTCGGGTTGTGTGGGTGTGCGCCCGCGCCAATTAGCGGCTCATAATACCCCTTCTTTTTAAGCTTAAGAAATTCCTGTTGAGATTCCTCAGATTCAACCGAAGATGGAAGAGTCCCAGTCTTGAGCGCCTCCAACCCTTCTTCAGCAGTAAGAACACCTAACTCGATTAAACGAGTAAATATTCTTCCGTAGATAGTTTCATCTCTTATATCTATGTCTTCGAAAACTGCCCGAGGGAAACTCCTGAAACCCATATCCCTAGATACTCTTTTGATTTCTGGCATTAGGAACTCATTAATAAAAGCCTCTCTAGCCTGTTTCAGTCTTTCGATAAACACCTTCACCTTGACATTGGCGTTGGCAAACTTCTCGTCTCCACTGACTAGAATATTATTAAGACCTATTTGAATATCTCTATCGACTTGCGCGTATTTCTTCGGGTCCAGCAGGCTGGCGATATCGGGGATTACAAATTCAGCCTTCGTGGTATAGTCAGCAATCAAAACTCTCCCGACTGATTCATGATCGAACAATTTCTGCATCGCCTCTAGGTTCCTTTGATTAATTCCACCATGATCTGGGGTCGTGCCCATCGTAACCAGAAGTATAGCTTGCTGCATGGTGCGAGTGATGGACATATCCATTTTTCTCATTTCGATTTTCCAGTTAATGTCTTCTAACACTGGAAATCCCATCGGGACAGCAAACGGCTCGTAGTCTTGTTTCTTGTAAAAAATAGCTACCGTTTTTTCTGAACTAAGAGGAAGCAAGACCTGATTAAGGCCTATACCCCTTGACACGTCTGTTTTCGTCTTGATCTGTTTTCTTATGGATGGGTCTAGATTTTCAACAATTTCCTTATCCTCATCGGTTTTTGGGTGACGTAGTCTCTCTAGCTCGTAATCAGTGAGAGACTTGTAATAAGACCCCGAAACGAAAGACAGCGACCCCGCTATTTGTATGTCTGCCGGATTTAATATAATATAGCGAGACGGCAACTTAAGTTTGGCTGAAACAGATTCGCTGCCAAAGGTTTGGGTAATCTTGGCTAAATCGCTAGACTTAACCTTACCATCCATCCTATGGATAAAAACATTACCAGACCTGTAATATTCTCTGAAAAACCTGTCCTGAAAACCGTATAAATTAATTTTGTCGAACAGGGCGGTGAAGAAGTCTTTTGACTTTTTGTTGCCTCCAGTAAAATAAATATTGGAGCAAGAAAACTCAGTCATCAAGTCTATAGTATTCCTGAATATAGCCACATTCCAATAAGCCTTTTGGCACAGAATGACAGAGTCCCTTACGTCTAGGGTCGACTTATTGCTATACGCCCCGGTACTCCTCTGAAACGGCACAAGCCCGTTATCTATGTTGGTAAACCTGTCTTGTCTTTCGATTGTGGCAGATTTGTTCCTTCTTGTAAGAGTTGTGGTCTTCGCGTTGGACGCGGCCCTAGCAACATATTTTGTCTTGTCGCTCGCTGCGTACGCGGCCATTCTGGGCTCGGGCGCTGGATCGGGACTGTTTTTTCTTGCTGGCATTCTTTAGAAATTACACTTTAACGTATCATTATGGGACTAAATGTAGGGTGTTTCGACTCTACTCTTAATTTTACTATATCATAGTAGCACTTTGCCGCCCAACAGGCTAACATTAATGTTGTATAATTGTCTTTTCTGGCCCTGCCCGGGCTAGTCGATCGCTTTAGGTGCTGCGGCAAATCAAACGTCTGCGTCCCTTTCGCTGTGGATTTTACCTCTACCAACGCGCACTGCTTTTTTGTCTGGTATATCCAAGCGTCTTGCATTTCAATAAGATCAAGTACGCTTTCGTTTGGTGTATTTTTCAGGCTAATGTGTTTGTTTATTTCTTTAGTAAAGGCCACGTCATTGGCTGTCGTTTTTGAGGCAAACCATATCCTCTTATGATCTATGCAGGCCTGCAAGTGTTCGTTGGCTGTGCGAATAAACTTGGTGGTGAAATTTTGCTTGAAGACAATTTTTCCATCTTCCTTGTTGTACTGCCTCTTCGCCTCTACTAACATCTTCTTGTAGTCTATCCCCTCTTTGTCGCTATCGAAATCAAAGAGTTTTAAATTGATTCTATTTTTTGTGAATAAGTCAGACTCATTACAGCTATCAATAAATTGATATCCGGCATTGTCAATAATGATC